CAAGGAGATGGCGAGAAAGGCGGCGGAGAAGAAGTAATAGGACGCATGGGATTCCCCAAAATTCACCCACAAAAGCCTACAGGCCGCGCCAGTGCTAGCATGATGTTTCCGGTTCCGGGCACCACCATCGTAGTAGATAGTATCGCGTGAGGCGTTATTTAGTTATCTTTCATAGGCAAAACAGCAAGCCGATGGAAACTAATAATTAGCCTAAACGATCAAAAACGATATACTCATTCCCCATCGATTCCCCATGCAGAGCCTTCTCTGCTCCCCACGATGGCAAGCATCCAAAAGCACAAGAAGGGATACCGCGCTCAAATCTCTATCCTGGGCACGCGTGACAGCTCCGTATTCCCCACAAAGCGCGAGGCCGAAGCATGGGCTGCTCGCCGCGAAACGGAGATCAGAGCAGCTTCCAAAACACCTGCTGGCTCCAAGCATACCTTACTCAACGCGCTACAACGATACGCAGAAAACGAGTCCGCCACAAAGCGTGGGGAGCGATGGGAGATTCTGCGTTTAAAGGCTTTCGAGTCGCACAATCTGCCGATCAACAAGAAGATTGGCGAGGTCGGTACAGATGATTTGGCCGTCTGGCGGGATACTCGACTGAAGAAGGTAAAGCCCGGTACGGTACTGCGCGAAATAAACCTGCTCGGCTCCGTATTCGAGGCTGCACGGCGCGAATGGAAGTGGATCGATAAGAATCCAGTGCGCGACTTGCGCAAGCCTTCTAGCCCTGCACATCGCGAAGTCGTCATTACACGCTGGCAGATCCGCCAAATGCTCCGCGCGTTCGGATATGCGAGAGGCCACGTACGGTCAGTATCACAAGCGGCTGCATGCTGTTTCCTTGTGGCGCTGCGTACAGGCATGCGGGCCTCCGAGCTATGCAATCTGACGTGGGATCGAGTTCACGACGGCTACTGCTCTTTGCCAATGACGAAGAACGGTAAGGCGCGCGATGTGCCGCTGACGCCAAAAGCACTGGCGATCATATGGAGCATGGAAGGCTTTGACCCTATCCGCGTGTTTGGCATAACGCCACAAACGCTCGACGCGCTATTCAGGAGGGCACGAGGTAGGGCGGGCCTACAGGGATTCACGTTCCACGACAGCCGGCACACGGCGGCAACATGGATCGCCGGGCGCATGCAATCAAAAGGCATCGCTGCACAACAGGCGGTGTTCGACATGTGCAAAATGTTCGGGTGGACAAAGATCGACCAGGCGCTGGTCTATTACAACGCCAGCGCCGCCGATATTGCAAAACGCATTACTTGACCAGCAAAGCACGATCGATCTCTGACACAGGGATCAGGCCCAAACGATTGAGCGCCAACCGGCCGTCCTTAATCATCTTGCGCACGGTCTGCGGCGACTTGTTCAACATCTCGGCCGCTTGCATCGCATTTACATGTGATGGCCGTGGGTGCTGCTCTGCGTAGAACTGCGCACCCTTAGCGGCAGCGGTAATCAGTAATTCTTCAGTCGTCATCCTTGTCCCCTCCGCAAATCAATGGTTCCGGTGAAGCTCTCGCCAACCGCCCACAAATACCGCTTTGACGATGCCTGCCACATGAACTGAGGCGGCAGTAGATCGTATGTCCAAGGCGCACGATCAAGCATGATGTATCCCTTGGCTGCCAGTTCATCGATCATCCTTGCTCCTCCTCATGGCCCGATCATAAATGGCGGCCTTCCCCAAGACTTCTCAGATTGTGCTTGCCGATCCTGTGCGATAGCTTTCGCGACCTCGGTTTGAATCAACTCTCGCAATTGGCCTACCGTCATTTCCGTAACCGGCATATCTTCGAACTCTCGCCGCGCTTGGCGGCTCTTAACCATCTCTCGTTTCATTGCAAATCCAGTCATCCTTGCTCCTTCGATTGCGCTGCTATGGCGGCGTCAATTCCACATCCAATGTCTTCGTGATCGATAGGGACGAAAATGGTAAAGCCGTGACCGCCGCCCTCAACATTGCAGTTATCTACGATCCACTCGAATCGGGCTTCATATGCCTCCAACTCCACAATCCTCTCAAGCGCAGCCTTAGCCAGATCAGAATCAGCGCGTGGGCTTTGCGCGACTAGGCTTAGTAATTCTTTGATGTCTGTCATGATTAGGAGCATTGATTAAGGATTACGATTGCGATAGTCAGCACAAGAACTAACTGGCACGATTGGATCATCACTCATTCCTTTGGCTGTATGGTGGAGGCGGCAAGGGCTGCCAACATTGCATGTGACTAAGAGTCTGTCCGCAAGTTGACCACCAGCCGCCACGGGAATCCTTTCGGCCGACCACGCGCTGCGGCTTTGGCGTCAACATGTTGTGAAGAGTAGCGGTAAGCAAAATTTCCTTGTCCACCGGAGCACTTTCTATCGGCAGCCACCCGTTTTCCACTGGCTCCGCTGGCGTGGTGGATTGCAGGGCGCGGATGGCGTTGATGCAATCGATCACGCCTTGATTCCACGATGTCCGATCAAAGCCTTCGCGAGCAAATCTAATATCGAAGCACGCTATCGCCGCTTCCTCCAACACCTGATTTCGCACCACCTCCCTTACTTGCTCGTCTGCCCTGCGGTTCGATGCGGCTTGGCTGTATGGATCGGGAGTCACAGGGCTTTGCAAATCAAGTTTGCGGCAATAGTGCGCCGTATCGCCGGTCCCGTGATCGTCATATCCGCATTTATCACATTTGCTCATTTATCACCCGTATTGGCTGGATGGTTGGTGGCGATCTCGGCGATACCCGCATCCGTGATCGCATAGACGTACGATCCACGGTTGCTGTTGCAAAAGACATTGCAGATCGTGTTTCGGCGCTTGCGATCAACTAGGCCGTATCTTGCTAGCTTCTTCAGCACGGCTGAATGATTGCTGCCGTCGCTGCCGCCTACGTCCATCGGACGGGCATACCCATAATCGCGCTCTCGCCACACTTTCAAAGTGCGGAGAATGACAATCTCGTCAGCAGTCAGGCTCACGATTTCACCTCACTGGATTTACTGGCAGAGATTTCAAGCGCGGCATCGATGTATGCATCAAATTGCCACGGCTCTGGATTGCCGATGCCATACAAATACGGGTGCTGACGCGCTTCTCGATACCGGCGCGCATCACGGGAATCATCCTTCCGCTCACTGTCAATTGCGGAAAGAACGGCGCGTTCGATGGCGCGAGCAAAGCGTATCGCCTCGCTCCTGATGCACACGTCTTCTCTGTACGGTGTCGGGTACTCGTCGCCGTTTTGCCATACAAGGCGAGCCTGTACTGCAGCGTCCAATATGGCCTCGTCCGTCAGCACTGTCTTGATGTCAGCAGTCATGGCGCATCCTTATCTTCGGTGTACAGAGTGCGGCAGCGTTTGCATTCGCCGTGCCAGTGGCCGCCATATTCCCAGCGATGTACAGGCTGGTGTCCGAACACGTTGCACAGGGTTCGCTTCCACTTCATGACCCATGTTTCTTTCATTGCTGCTCTCCCGCTTCGGTTGCCGGTGGTGATGACTTGGCGAAGTGGTCGGCAATCATGCGGCGAATATCTTCATGAAACGACCGTACCGATCCAAGTTGGTAGTAGCACAAGCCGGCTTCGGCTTTCCGGTCAATTGCTTCGAGAAGCTCCCGCACGTCGATGGCGGTAGATTGCTGCGGGGCGAGTCGAATAATGCGTAAAGCGGATTGCAAACGTTTCAGCGTCGAAGTGGCATCTTCATTCGTCGCAGACAATTCCTCAAGAAACTCGCATGCATCTTGTATTCGCTCAATTGCATCACTTGCATCAAATGTGGCTTGCTCTATTGGCTGTGCCGATGCGAGTGCTGCGCGCACCGACTCAACAAGGTTTGCGCGGAAGCCTTTGCTGGTATCGTGTCCCACCAGTTCCGCAATCTCGGCAAGAGCCGTGTACGGATACTCGACACCCTGCGCACCCGTTGCCGGTGCAGGTTGCGAGGCGAGTAGGGCGCGGGCGAACTGCCTCCAACGTGTTTTGTGGCATTCTGCCGAACGCTGCACATCGGCTGGCATCAAGGAATCGATCTGCTCATCTGTCATCGCTTGCGCTGCTACTGGCTCAATGGCTGCTGGCTGGTTTGGGGCCAATGCGATTTCTTGAAGCAATTGCACGGCACGAGCCACATACACGTCACCGTCTGGCGCGGTGTAGTCGTCCGCATAAATATCGACGCCCTGTTCCTCGCCGCTATGTTCGATCATGTCGCGCAGTATCGGAGCGAGCTTGGCTGCTTCGGCTGCAATCTCTGTCGGCACTACCGCTTCCGCTGCTGGTGATTGGCGGCTAGCTTCGATGGCATAAAGCCGATCCAAGTCTTCCAGCAAATCGTGCCATTCGCTTGTGCGGAAGTAGTTGTCGCCGCTGATGACGTTTTCGATGAACTCGCGCCATGGGTTGTACACCTTGGTTTCTTCGCTCATCTGTTCATCACTACCTGTAGTGTGGGATTGGGTCATGCTTGCTCCAATTCATAATCGCCAGAGGCGTCGGATTCGCCAGTCGTGCAGCTAAAGCACATGCCGCAACCACCATAACGCCATACAGGCTCATCGCAGTTGCAGCACTTCTTCTTGTTCCTCGCCAGTGCGCGCAGTTCGCCAAGAGAGCGCGTATCGCCGTTTGCTCGCGCTTGTTCAGGCGTGATATATGCCGCGTAGTTGTTCATCTCTTCCCCTTTATCGTTATTCAGCGCCATTGATTACCTGCTATTGCAGGGCTACGGCTCAATGGCGAAAGCCTCGCTCGGTCAGAAGGGCACGTCGTCGTCCATATCGCCTTTGCTTGGCGCTTCCATGGGCGCGCTACCTCCGCTTGGCTTCCCGCCCAACATCTGCATCGTGTCCGCGATGATTTCCGTGGTGTAGCGCTCGATGTTTTCCTTGTCGGTCCACTTGCGCGTCTGCAGGCGGCCTTCGATATAGACCGACGAACCCTTCTTCAGGTACTGACCAGCGATCTCGGCCAGCTTGCGATAGAAGGTGATGCGGTGCCATTCGGTCACTTCCTTCTTATCGCCGGTGTTCTTGTCCTTCCAGCTTTCCGTGGTGGCGACTGCGATATTGGTTACCGCATCGCCGTTTGGGAGGTGGCGCGTTTCAGGATCGCGGCCCAAATTGCCAACGATGATTACTTTGTTCACTGATGCCATTTAAGCCGCCTGTTTAAAGAGTTGAATTTGTGCCTCTACTTCTTCCAGAAACTTGATCGTTTCTGCTTCCAGATTTGCGATGTACTTGTCGTCTCGCTTGATAAGCTCCTTGTAAAGCCGTAGGTGTGGCGGCATGCGAGGGTCAAAGCTGACGAACCACCATTCCTGCCGACCTGTCACCCACATACAACCTTGCACCTGCGGCTTGTGTTCTTCTGGCATGCCGTCGCGGATGGTAGCCAGATGGATAGCCGAGTTCTTCGGGCATTTGCTTTCGTACCCGGCTGTTTTGCCAATCAAGCCATCAGGGCTGCAACCGACCCAACTAATCGTCGGGTGCTTTACGAATGGAGATTCCACGACGATCAGGCCGGTATCGCCTTCAAACTCAGAACGGGCGAAAGGTTCCGCGTCCTTGCCCCATTGAAGGGCAAAGGAGGTCATGCCGCTTTCCTGCTGGCCGGTGATACGTTCCGTAACGATCTGCATCAAGTAGTCTTCGCGGGCCTGCGTGGGCTTGCCGTCCTTCTTCTTCGCCAGGATCGCGCCGAACTTCGATGCGGTCACATGGCCGCAGCGGTCGGCATGCCATTCGTCTGTACGTTGGAGGTCAGCCATCGATGACCTTTCCGGCGCGATCTTTCAGCGCATCCAGTTCGTTTGCCAGTGCTTTGCGTTCGTGCTTCTGCAGCTTGCCCCATGCTTCTTGCAGGGCTTCGGTTCCGGTGTCTGCGACTGCATAAAGGTCGGCCAGCAGCGTTTCGCGTGTTTCGTGATCGAGTACATCCTCGGCTTCGGCCTGCGCTTGGCTGGCAACAGATGCGGCATTGCGCTGATTCGGCTTTTCGTTCACATCAACGATCCGCTCCGCTTCGTCTTGGTCATAGATGCCCACGTAACCAAAGGCGAGACGGGCGCACTGGATCATTGCTTTGTGGCGGAGCATGCGTTTCGGGTGCGACTGCCAAGGCGCGGCACCACGTTTGCACTCGCTCAGGTATTCGGTAACCTTGATCGGGTGGGAACGGTCTTTGCGGTAGATGATGCAGGTACAGGATTCTTCATCCTGCTCGAAGTCCATGCCGTCAAACTGTGGGTTCTCGTTGATGATGCGGCTCCAACCGTCCACGCCGACCACAGGGACGATGCCGTTGTTCTTGTCGGGGAAAGCGTAGATTTCCTTTGTCCACGGGTTCAGGTTGTATTGGTTCGCCACGATGAGCAGGGCGCTCATTTGCGCATCGGACACTTGGCCCTTAAACGCCGTGGCTTTCAGAACGGCGACGAGGTCGCTTGACTCCGGAATGTTGAAAAGGGAGGCGAGTTTCGCTGCTTGCTGTACGACGAGTGCTGTCATTTCATTTCCTTCTGCGGAGACTCTGCCCGCGTTAAGTTGGTGGATCTATTCGTTAAGTGATGGTGGTGGAGGGAGGGGCATCCACTTGAGCTTTTGCGTTGCAGACTTTATGAATGCATTTGCTTCGATGTTGGGGCCGTTAGTGCTCGCGCTTTCTACAAAGCACCATTCGTAGCAATCATGCGGCGCATACCATCCAATGGCCGTGTGACCTTGGTGTAGCAACAGGATCAGTGTCCCGTCCTCGGGCGCACTCTCAATCGGCAACCATTTCCCAAAGAACCCACCAGCACAACCAGCCGTATGCTCTGCAATGCATTCCTTTGAATGCTGTGAGGTGGTCGTGCCACAGTTCATGCCTTGGCAGGGCGTTCCTTCTTCGTATTGGTGGAGGATCATTTGGCGCGCTCCGCAAGCATGGCGTCGGCAATCTCATAGGCGAGATGTGGAGCCCACAGGTCTGCCTCCATCGTGTTATCTGCCGTCTCTACTGCGATCAGCGCCTGCATCGCCTTCGCCGCAAAGTAGTCGCGCAAGGTCATGCCTTGCTCGTACACCACTTCAACGCCTTGACCGTTGCGTGTACCGAATCCTTGTACGGGAAATGCCGCTCCGCCGCCTTTACTCATTTCATCTCTCCCAAAGCCAACATCTCATCTGCTTGCTTAACGAGCCGGTTGTATTCCGCCTTCGCTAACGCTTGCTGCTTTGCCTGTTCCATAATCTCGGCAGCATAAGCAGCAGCACGCTCTTGTTCTGCCATATCGTCTTTCCCCATCCAGCCGTATAGAAGAAGGAGGGCGGCTAGGGCTGCTGCTGTTGGTAGGTGGCGGGTCATGGCTTTCTCCCGTTAGGAGCCGTTGGTTCTATCAAGCACGGCCCGTGCATCCGCCATGCGGTCTAATTGCAGCTTGCCGAGACCGACCGTATACTTGACTGCCTCAAGAATGCGGAGAACGTTTGCCAGCGATTGCGCCAAGTCATCGTGTCGAATGGTTTTTGCGAACAGCTCTTCCATAACATTGCCGGGCAGTTCGCCGCCGCGCTCGTATTCCTTTTGCCATTCCAAAATGTCGACAAGATTCATCACTTCTCCTTGTTATCCTGGTGTGGGATTTGCGATACCGCCCACTCCGGTACTGCGGTGATTAACCAACAGGTGGTAGCGACTGCCCTGCGCAGGTTGCTAACGTCAGCGTTCCGGCTAATGGCTTGCGGCCACATCGCGCGTTCTGATCTCGCACAATCGCTACCCCTCTTGGCCCTACGCTCTTACCCGGCGCAGGTTAGGTGGTGGCTCACGCCTGCACAAAATCAGAGAAATAGACGCCGAAGTTTTTTACGAAGAAGTCACGCTTCTGCTCGATCTCTTCCACTTCCAGCTTCTTGCGCTCAATCTCGCGCTCCATTTTTGTGAGGATGTCTGCCTTGTTGACTTCCAAAGCGTTGTTATCCAGATCAGCGACAATCTCAAAGTCGGTGCATTTGGCGTTGTACGACTTGAACTTGATGCCGACAGAGCTGTAATCGACGTCCAGGTAGGCGACAATGATCGAGGGCAGCTTCTCAAACGGCTCGAAGCCCACAATCACACCTGGCAGCACTTTGTAATCATCGCCATAACCTTTGATGAGGCATTTCACGCGGCTGCCGACCGTCAAGTGTTCGATGCGTTTTGCATAGCGCAGATCGACTTCCATCTTCACGCCGTTGATTTCGATGATTTGCTTTTCCATTTCTTCTCTCCTTGTTGTGTGCTGCGTTAAAGTTAATGCGCCTGATTAGCAAACAGCGCGCTAGATACCTGCTCGAACATTTGGTTGGTCAGCTCCCAAGCCTGACGGTGGTATGGCTGCTCTTCTGGCTCTTTATTAGCTACATGCTCTTCTGCGGCTTCACGTTCGTGGCGGCAGCCATAGTCGAACCAGTATTCGCGGCAGATCAGAGTCACAGCAGCCGCAATGCGAACCGGATCGCCAGAGCGCAGGCAAGTCGCCAGTTGACTGAACTGCGGGTCTTCAGCGGAGATGAGCGCTTCGCATACGTTGTCACCAGTGAACGGGTCATACTTCCCGCCCACTTTCATTTCCGCGTTCACCATGTCGATCAGGACGCCGCGCACGTTCTCAGGAAGGGTCATTAGAAAGTCAGTCATTTCCACTGCTCCAATACATAAAGGACGGCTGCAACAGACAGAGCGCAGACAGCAATGAACACGCACAGTCCGGCAGTGCCGCTGTCATCCCGCCAGAACTTCCACCATGCGGCAGGGGATACGGTAGGGATGCGGTTGTGGCCGGTCATGGCTGGCCTTTCGCTTTTGCTAGAGCGGACCAATACGCAGTGATGGAATCGGTTGAGCGGTAAAAGACTTGGTAATTGGTATAGATGCTGAAGTCCTTAACGGTACGAATGGGGGAAAAGCCAGCGGCGGCCAGCTTTTCACGAAAAGCGATTGCGCTTTGTTTATCCGCGAAGGACTTGTAGTAGATGCCATTGGATGCATCCCATAGATGGCCTCCCATCGGCGTTGCTGTAGTCATTCCCATCTCCCTTAAGCTGCAATCACAAACAAGATCAGCACTGCCAGCACCAGGGCTGGAATATCTGCGGCGGTCAGTGCGAAGAAGTCGTCGGTCATTTGCTGCTCCCGTTGTGTTGTTCGATGGATGAATTATAGGAACCCCTATTTAATAAGTCAATAGGAATTCCGATAAATGTCCAATATTTTTTATCCGGGAAAACAACAGGCGTAAAAAAGCCCGCCGAAGCGGGCTAGGGCAGAGTGCTATTTAATTAGCAGCGCTGACCGTATAGGCAGGTGGAGCTGTTGCCCCGATTGGTCGGGTAGATCGGGGCAGGCTGCACATAGTAAGGTTGTGGCTGGGCGGTCCCGGCTTGGCCGGTGTAGGGGTTGTAATTCCCTTGTGTGCCATAGTTGTTGTTCGGATTGCCGTCCGGCGCACTGCGGTGCGATGGCTGCACGTACGTCCCGTCTGACCGGGTATAGCCGCGCACGGCCACATCACGTGCAAATGCGGTATTCGACAAAAGCAATGCGATCAATAAAGCATATTTCATCTTCCCCTCCATTTTTATGATTGCGCCTGAGCGCAGGTGACATCCCATGATTATGTGAGGCGAAAAGTCCGACATGACCATGAAAATCTTACAAAATCTTAATAATCAGTAGTAGGATTTACGTCCTGCACAATGAGAGCAGGCGAAGTGGGCATAACTATAAATTTACGTTGAATATCAAAGGTTTAAGGATGAAACCAATCGCTTTGGCAACAGCAAAATCCCGGTTGACTCATACCAACATTCCGTTAAAATACTGTACGGAATCACAGTTCTTAACGTCTGTTCCCCTATGGCACTAACTACCAGTAGACGGCCGGAACCACAGACAAAATCAAGTGGAGGGGAAATGCCTTACAGATCGCAAAGTGATGTTGTAAACCGGATGTTCTACGCAATGTCCGCTGAGGACCAAGAATCGATGTACAAGATCATGGCTGAGCGCGCGAGGGTCAATATGGCGCGGCGTCCAGGCTTACGACTTGTTGCCGACAACAGCAACGTCCGCAGAAGTGTCCCGCTTAGGGACGTTGTTCGCAGTGGATAGTATCAACTCTCTTCCGCTATCCGTCGCCTCATAATACTGGCGCACTAATAAAGCCACTTTCGCCAACTCGTCCTGCTCTGAATTAGCGGCGGCGGCCGGGAATTTCTGACCGCGCCCCGTCTCTAGCCAAAGCGCCGAAACGCCTAACGCAGCAGCGAGTTTAGCAATGTGGGCGGTGGAGTTAGATTCGCCTTTTTCTAGTTCTGACAGGGTGGGCTGGCGAATACCTACCTTAGACGCCAGGTCGCCCTGGGTCATCCCTTTTTCTTTGCGCGCTTGCCGCACTCTCTCCCCGACGTTCATGGCGTAATTGTCACCTATATTTAAATCGGAATTCCTATTGACAACAGGATAGGAACCCCTATAATTAGGTGACATGGACATCTCTAACATCTCAAACCTTCTGCGCCGCCTTCAGCAAGACGGCATGACCCAATCGGAGATTGCTGACGCGATCGGCTGTTCGCAGCCCACCGTTTCCGAAATGACTACAGGGAAGATCGGCAAAAAAAGACCCGCATACAAGCTGGTCACTGGAATCGTGCAGCTCGCGAAAAAGCGCGGCATCAAATTGACCGAGATAACAGGCGAACGTAGATCCGCCAGAGATGACCGGCGTAAGGGGCCGCGTCGCACAACCGATAGCCCGCGCTGAATATTTGTGTCGGTGAGTGAAGTGAAGTTTTTCATCATGGTTAAAGAATAGTTGATAGGGGAGAAAGAGTCATGCGCAACGAATCGCACGATAGTTGGATAAAAGTGCTGCGTACCGAAGTGGAGGCGTATCGCATCGATATGGGCTGGAGTCGTGAGGCGGTTGTTGACCGCATTGTTTCGGTCTTTAACGAGACCGAAGGCAGCCATGCATGGGGCATTGAGTTCAGCAATCACCCCGACACCTTCCAGCGCCAGAAGAACAATGCCGACAAGGTCTATCGCTGGCTAAATGACTTCGAGAAGGACAACAACCTTCTCAACTTCAATTTCGCCAAGGTGATCTTGCAAGCGCTTCCGATGCAAAACCGTCTCCGCGCCTCGGCAAAGCTGATGGTATCGATCGGTCTATCAGTTGGCATGCCTGACCTGAGCGAAGACAGCGACCCCGATCACAACGACATCGCAGAACTGGCGCAGCACAGCGGCAACTCGGTATTCGTTTATAGCCGCGCCGTTGCTGACCCTACGCCAGAAAACCTCGAAGCCGCCGAACTCCAGCTAATTAAAGAAGACAAGCTCCGCACGCGTTTGCGCAAGAAGCTGCAAGGCGCGATGTCCCGCAAGTTCACCAGCGCGAAGAAATTCATCAACCGTGTGACGCAAGGGAAGGTGGCGGCATGAGCCAAGGCAATCACCAATTGGTGCTGGACTACCTCGCCGGCACACAGCGCCGCACATATCGCACGCTCTCCCGCATTTCTCGCGACCTGAAGAACGAACTAACCGAAGCAACAGTCCGCGAAATCCTTTCTCAGGAGCGGCTAAGTGGGCGCATCACGGCAAGCCGCCACGGTTTCCGCCTGACCGAAAGTTATCGCGATGAGCGCGCTCAGGCGATTACCGCTCCGGCTCGTACGACAAACGTTTTCGGACCACCGATGAGCAAGAAAAATATTCCATCGGTTCTCGGCCTACGCGAAGGCAGTAACGACTATCGCGCATGGCCTACTCGGTACGTTTAAGGAGAGGGTGATGAGCGACATCAAAGCGGGTGATTTGGTGATGGTGGTGGGCGGAAGGAATCCCAATGCCCTGCAGTTCATCGGGGTTATGCGCATCGTCGAAAGGGAAAGCCATTTGAATCCCGGCTTCTGGCTTCTTGACCCACCTACAGTAGCAAGTAACGGCAGTGCGATCTCGTGGTACCCGTCACACTTAAAAAAAATAGACCCGCCAGCCGAAGGCGACAGCCTGCCTACTCGCGCCAATCTCGACCAGCCAGTAACCGCCTGAATCCAACAAGGAGCCAGCAATGAAGATCAATCAGCATTCAGCCGCAATCGCTCATTACAACAGTGCCGTGCAGGGATTCAAGGCAAGCCAGCAGGAGCGCATCCTGCGCGTAATGCGCAAAGACCGCACTTACACCGGGCAACAATTGGCGCACTTGACCGGCTACACGCCGAACGTAATTTCTGCCCGCTTGTTCGAGCTGCGCGAGGAAACCAAACAGGTCAAGCGCCTGAAGAAAAAGAAACTCTGCCCGTACTCGCGCATTGAAGTTTCGGCGCATACGAAGAAGGTATCGAAGCGGGCAAAGCAATGAGCGCCGTCATGTACCGCGAGTTCACGCTGACCAACAACAACGTATGGAACGCGCTGAAAGAAATCATCAAGGCGAATGCCAAGTCATTTGCTGATAAAGGCTCGCCACTACGCATCATCGTCACCAGCGAAGAGAAGAAGCGCAACGCGGAGCAGAACCGCATGTATTGGGGCGGCATCCTGCGCCAGATCTCAGATCAAGCATGGGTGAGCGGCCAGCAGTACACGACTGACACATGGCACGAATACTTTGCCCGCAAACACGGCGTCTGCGAAGACGTAACGCTTCCAGGCGGTGAAGTCGTAGTGCGCCGCAAGTCCACCACGCAAATGTCCGTTGGCGAGTTCTCGGAATACATGACGCGTGTGCAGGCTGACGCGGCTTCCAGCATGGGCGTGGACTTCGCATGATTGAGCCAGTAATCATCGGTGACGCAACGCTGTACTGCGGCGATTGCATGGACATTCTGCCGACGCTCGGTAAGGTGGATGCGGTTATTACTGATCCGCCGTATGGGATGGCCTTTCAGTCCAATTTCCGCAATGAAAAGCACATGAAGATCGCTAATGACGAGTCTGCGGATCTTGCCTGCGCCGTTCTGGATTGGGCGCTAGAAAATGCGCAGCATTCCGTGTACGCATTTGGGCGATGGGATAACGTCAAAGACTACCCGCAACCGAAAAGTCTAGTTACGTGGGTGAAAAATAATTGGTCCATGGGGGACCTGCAGCATGAACACGCCAGACAAACAGAGGTGGCGTTTTTTTACGCTGGGCCAGCCCATCGTTTCCCGTCCGGCCGGCCAACGGATGTAATAAGTCACGCGCGAACCGCTAACGACTATCACCCTACGGAGAAGCCAGTTGGTCTGATGGCCCAGTTTATTAAATGGACCGATGGCCTCGTACTAGACCCTTTTATGGGTAGCGGTACAACCGGCGTTGCAGCGGCACAGCTAGGCCGAAAGTTTATCGGCATTGAGCGCGAACCTAAATATTTCGACATCGCCTGCAAGCGCATCGAGCAGGCCTATGCGCAAGGCCAGCTATTCGAGCCAGCACTGGCAAAGCAAGAACAGGCGGCATTGCTGTGATTGGCTCAAAAAAATTTGCCTCGTCATGTAGGAATGCTCCTGCATCGTTGTCGGAAAAGCCACACAAGGAATACACCTGCGCCAATCGTCAGTGCCGCGCCAAGTTCACGAAGACCAAGCCGATGCAAACAGTCTGCTCATGGCAATGCGCCCAAGCGGTAGCTGAGATGAAGCGCCTAAAGGAAGCAGCCAAGCGTGAGCAGGAAGAGCGGAAGAAGACGAGGGTGCAGCGAGAAGCGCTGAAGAAACACAGCGCATGGGAAGAGGATTTGCAAAAGCTGGTGAACAAGTGGGTGCGCGTCGTACGTGACCGTGATTTGCCTTGTATCTCCTGCGGCACAACAGTAACCGTGCGGTGGGAGGCCGGCCACTACATATCCAGGGGGGCAAACAACACCCTCCGGTTCGTTCTGGACAACATCCACAAGCAGTGCCACCGCTGCAACGTGCAACTGAGTAGCAACGCAGTGATGTACCGGAGCGGACTAGTAAAGAAGATCGGCGCAGAACGCGTTGAATGGCTTGAAGGCCCACATCCAGTGAAGAAGTTGAGCATTCCCGAATTGAAAGAACAGATCGCCCACTACAAGGGCTTGATTAAGTTGGCCGATAAAGAGGTGGCGTCGTGATTTATTACAAGCATTACATAGGCGACTACCAGACAAAGACCGGCCATCTGTCGCTTGCGCAGGACGGGGCATATCGTCGCCTGATGGATCACTACTACTCCACAGAGAACCCTCTGCCAGCGAACCCGGACGCCTTGTATCGCATTTGCGGTGCATTGGAGAAGAAAGAGCGTGAGGCCGTGGATTTCGTGTCCAAAGCGTTCTTCATCGAAAGCGCAGGGCAATTGCACCACCAACGCATTGACGAAGAAGTGTCGATTGCTCAAGAAAAAATAGCCAACCTGAAGGAAAACGCGAAAGCAGGTGGCAAGCAATCAGGGAAAACCAGATCAAGCAAAGCCGAAGCAAATGCTTCACCAAATGCCGAAGCAAAAACGAACATAAGTCATAAGTCAGTAACCAATACTAAATCTATCGATTTAGAAAACCTAAGCCTGCCGGCTTGGTTGCCTGCCGACGTTTGGCAAGGATGGGTGGATTACCGCAAAAGCATCAAGGCCAAGTTGACGCTTAAAGCTGCCGAACTGTGCATTGCAAAGCTCGAGACGCTGAGGGCAGACGGTAACGACCCGAAGGCCGTCATTGAGCAAAGCATCATGTCAGGCAAATGGACCGGCTTATTCCCCGTGAAGGATGACAAGCAGACTCGAGCAAACGGCGGCTCGGCCCCTTGGTGGTCATCCGATGCGCTGATCCTAGCCAAAGGTGCAGAGATGGGCATGAAGCCGCACAACGGCGAATACATGCCATCGTTCAAAGGCCGCGTGCAGGCTGCAATCGACAACGGCGGAAAGCCGCCACCGCCGCCACGGGCCAACATCACCACGTTTGACGACGGCGAGAAGGACTACAAAAAACCGGAAGGCATGCCATCGCTGAAATCGTTTGTGAAGCCCCGGGAGGCCGCATGAGCCGCTGCCTAGACTGCCTCAATCTCGACCTACAGCACAATCCAAAGCATGCAGGGGTTGGCTTCGGATGGTGCAAGCACAAGCCGGTTGGCTGCTTCAACAGTTTCAGTGCTCCGATATGCGAGCAGTTCATCGAAGCGCCGCCGGAAATCGTGGAGAAGCGCATTGCGTTTGAGAAGTCTTTAACCACGAAGGAGAAATGAGATGTCCCCGCTTCAGATTGAAATACTGCTGCACTACTACAAAGCCGCAGACGACTTTCGGGATGGCGATTTCTCTGCGCCGGCTGTGCGGAAGGCTATCAATATATTCAGGGAAGAAGGCTATCTACGCAGCGAAAAGTCCGTAAGTGGTCGCTGTTACGACCTGTCGCCCAAAGGCTATGTCTACGTGACTGCGCTGATGGATGTGCCTGAGCCTGTCCAGCATTGGGTGGTGCATTACCCGCGCCAATCGCCTACTAGTGCCGATTGAGTTTGAGAGAAGGGAGAAGTGATGACAGATCGTGAATTGCTGGAAGCGGCGGCGAAGGCGGCGGGCTATGACATTAGAAGCGATGCCTGGGCATGCGGAGCATCTGGCGCACCTTCGTTCCTGTACATGGGGAACGGCGGGCCGAAGTGGAACCCACTAGAAGACGACGGCGACGCGCTGCGGCTGGCATGCGACCTTGGGCTGCGCGTGTTTCCGATTGCACGAACCGAATCCGGCGCTGCGTGCAGTGCGGTCGGGGCCGTAACCGGCGAGCGGCTTTCAGAAGTAGCCGACATTTCATTGGACACGCGCGCCGCCACTCGCCGCGCCATAGTCCGTGCAGCAGCCAGTATTTCAACCAAGGAGAAGTGAATGACTATCACGCTAAATCTTGCATGGTGGCAGATACCGACTGGTGTAACGATTCTGGCAATGCTCTGGGCGTTCTTCTGGCCTGCGGACGATGACGGATTCCTCGGCGGGATAACGAGGCTATTTATGTGCGTGCCAGCGTTGTTCGTATCGCTGATTGCGTGGGTGATCGCGGCGGTGGTGAAGTAGCCCATCCAACACACTAAAAGGAGAGAAAGATGAGTGCATTTCTGATTTGCGGGACATGGGCGGTAAGCGTTGGAGTAACGGGAATCATTGAAATATTGAGTCAAAAGGAAATCCCGGTATGGACCCACACCTTATGCGCATTCGGGTGTGCTGCTATTGCCAGCTACATCGCATTGGGTTGATGCCATGGTCGAAGCACTTAAAGCGCTAGGCGTATTTTGCGGAGTAGTAATTGCGGCCCTTGTTCTATCCAGGATATTCGAGATTGTGGACGAGAGGACTGAGGACTATTGGGAGGGTGGGGAATGATGCGAGATATTGACGAAGTGCGAGTTGGCCTGAATGACCAGGATCTGCATGCTTACTGCGAGGCATGGCGGGAATGGTGCCGGACGCGCGGGTTCTACCTTCCGCCAAAGGCTAAGAACATCCTGGCCCGCATGCAGCCTAGCAAGGTTCGCCAGCCCCCAGATGCCGAGTTATCGGCAAATATGCAGTATTTCAACATGGCAGTCCACGCGCTGTGCGATATGGATCCAGAGCAGAGCGAATGCTTCCTGCTGCTTTACTACTGCCAGGCGCAGAACATCAAGCGGATTGCTTACGACATGAAGATCGGCCGGCAGACATTCTATGACCGCGCCAACCGCTTTGCTCGCCGCGCCTACTCAATGTCGCATAGCCTCAAACGCATGTCAGAACAGATGCAAAAGCCGCAACGAGAAGAGCCAGAAACAGATTGAGAGTGTACGGAATTATCCGTGCATCTTTTGTGTGGATAGCCCCGTACACTTTCATCTAAAATTGACCCTAATTCGATAGTCTCTATAACTGTCTCTAAGCCCTGCTTCCTTAACCGGACGCGGGGCTTTTTCGTTAGCGCCTTACTCCTGCGGGATGAGGCGCTTTTTTATTGTCTTGTGCCTCTGCGGAGGCTGGAGAAAAGCATGATTGAATACAAAGTAAAGCCCGTAACCCGCTTCGTCATCACGCGCTTCCATCGGTATGAGCTTGAGGGCGGCCAAGAGGTGGCTGGTGTGGATACGATAGGCGAGTATGACAATGAGAACCAGGCTGGCATGGTTGCTGGCCTAATGGCTCATTCCGAATGTGCGGACGTAGACCCAAAGTGGCGGGTTAATTCGCCCGACATAGGGATCGACCCTGGGACATTTGATTCAGCAATATGCGAGTTGGCAAATAAGGCAGAAATGCTGGAGAACAACGCGCCAATCCACGCAGCAGAAGGAAGCGCCGAGCAAGCAAAGCACTGTGCCGAGGTTGCAAGCTCCTGCCGGCAAGCGATTGCTTTCCTACGTCGCTTACATTAACGATTACCCCTTCACGTCATTAGACGTGTTCGCCCTGACTCTTGACTGAGGACAGGGCGTTTTTATTCGTAGCTCAGGACAATCCTGAAGGAACCCTGAAATCATGACAAGACCCAGTTCATTCTCTGAGGAGATAGCCGCCGAGATTTGTTCGCAACTTGCAGACGGTAAAAGCCTGCGCAAGATATGCGAGTCCGACGATATGCCGGACAAGGCCACAGTGTTCCGCTGGTTGGGCGATGAGCGATACAAGACATTTCGCGACCAATACACGCGCGCACGGGAGGCGCAGGCCGACTATCTGGCCGAGGAAATCCTTGAGATTGCGGACAGTGGCGAAAACGACACCTACGTTGATGAGAGCGGCAATAAGCGCACAGATCAAGACGTAATCGGTCGTTCGCGGCTTCGGGTGGATGCTCGGAAATGGCTGGCATCCAAGATGTATCCGAAGAAGTACGGCGATAAGGTTGCAATCGGCGGGGCGGATGATCTGCCTCCAGTGCAGGTTAGTCGAATCGAGCTGGTCGCTATGCGTCCCGATGACGACAGTACGGGTTGAAATCCCCGACAAGCTGATCCCTGTTTTCGAGGGTGAGGCTGATGTAAGGGGCGCGGATGGAGGCAGGGGGTCTGCGAAGACGCGATCCTTCGCCAAGATGATTGCTGTTCGTGGCTACATCTACGGACAGGCAGGCATCACTGGTCAACTGGTATGCGGCCGGCAGTTCATGAATTCGCTGGAAGATTCTTCTTTGGAGGAATGCAAGAGAGCGATTGAAGATGAGCCTTTTCTGCTGGCTTATTACGAGATTGGCGACAAGTACATCAAAAGCCGTGACGGACGCATCTGGTTCACATTTGTTGGTCTTGACCGCAATGTTGCCAGCATCAAGTCGAAGGGTCGCATCCTGATCCTGTGGGTGGATGAGGCCGAGCCGGTTTCCGATGAAGCGTGGACAGTCGTTATCCCAACCTTACGCGAAGAGGGCGAAGGCTGGAATGCGGAACTGTGGGTGACATGGAACCCGAAGCGCAAGAACTCAGCAGTAGAGAAACGGTTCAAGAATTCGGCAGATCCACGCATCAAGATTGTTCAACTCAATTGGCGCGATAACCCAAAGTTTCCAGCAAAGTTGGAGCGGGAGCGGCAGCGTGATTTGATCGAGCGGCCAGATCAGTATGCGCACATTTGGGAGGGCGAGCACGCCAACGTGATCGAAGGCGCTTATCTGGCGTCGGCACTGACCAATGCAAAAGCCGAAGGGCGCATCGGCAAGGTAGCAGCTGACCCGCTGATGACCATTCGCCTGTTCGCCGACATTGGCGGCACTGGAGCCAAGGCGGACAACTTCGTATTTTGGGCCGCGCAGTTCATCGGCCGCGAGATACGCGTGCTGAACCACTACGAACAGCAAGGCCAGCCACTCGCCGCACATCTGAACTGGATGCGGTCGCAGGGCTATACGCCAGACAAGGCGCAAATCTGGTTGCCGCACGACGGCGACACACAAGACAAGGTACACGACGTGTCCTACCGCTCGGCGTTCGAGCAGGCGGGCTATGTGGTCACGGTTATACCGAATCAAGGCAAGGGGGCGGCAATGTTGCGCGTTGAAGCTGCGCGCCGGCTGTTCCCTTCCATGTGGTTCAACCAAGAGACGACGCAACCGGGTATCGATGCGTTGGGCTGGTATCACGAAAAGCGCGATGCGGTACGCAACATTGGCCTCGGACCTGAACATGATTGGGCATCGCACAGTTCTGACGCATTCGGCCTGATGTGCGTGGCCTACGAACTGCCTAGCAACAACACTTTCAATCAGCCGATTCAATACCGGAGCAAGGTCATCGCATGAACACCGACGAACTAGAAAGAATCAAGGCGTTGCTGCGCGAAATGTTCAAGGCCGACCGTGAGTATGGGTGCGGCTTCTATAACGATGAGCGATGGCTGGCCGCATACCGCGAATTGCAACGAGCAATGGGCATGGAAGACGAATAAATGACGAAAATGGACGATACCGAACTGCTGCGGATTCTAGATGAGGAGTCCAAGCAGACTCTCATCTACAAATCCGACATCACGGAGGATCGTGACCGTTCGCTTCGTGCGTACATGCGCAAGCCTTACGGCAACGAGGAAGAAGGCCGCTCCCAGGTTGTCACGTCTGACGTGTTCGACGCTGTCGAGGGCATGCTGCCGGACCTGATCGAGGTATTCACGGCCAGCGATAAGGCGGTCATCTTCGAGCCAACGGGCGAAGAGGACGTAGACGGCGCAGAGCAAGCGACGAACGCCTGCAATTACGTCTTCTACAAGCAAAACAATGGCTTCCTGATCCTGTACAGCGCGTTCAAAGATGCGCTGATGATGAAAACGGGCGGCGTTAAGTGGTTTTGGGAGAAGAAGCGCGTTCCTACCTTCACGACATACAAGAATGTGGACGAAATGCAGCTCGCCATGTTCCTGATGACCAATCCGAGCGCCGAAATCATGGAGCAGGAGGAGGTTGAGGAAGAGCAGCCGCAGCAGGTTGACGAATTTGGCGCACCCATCCCGCAGATGCGCCGCTTTAACATCAAGGTTAAGACAGTAGAAGAGAAGGGCATTTGCCGCATTGTCGCTGTCCCGCCTGAAGAGATGCGCGTGTCCCGTCGGCATAACTCGCTGCTGCTGGATGAATGCCCATACGTCGCCCATGTAACGCAAAAGAGCGTGTCTGACATGCGCGAGATGGGCTATGACGTGGACGCGGACGATGTGCGCAGCGCGCAATCCGAGGCCGAGTCCATCGAAAGCATGGATCGCCGCGAGAATGGCGACTTTCCAACGCAGAACGAAGAAACCGACGACGAAACGACCGTTCGTGGCTGGCTGCGTGATGAATATGTGCTGGTGGATTACGACGGTGATGGCATCTCCGAGCGCCGCCGCATCGTGCGCCTTGGTGATCTCATCCTGGAGAACAAGGAAGTCAGCCATGTCCCGATGGCCGCATGGACGCCGTACATTCTGACGCACCAGTTTGGCGGCTTCTCGGTAGCGGAGCTGGTCGAGGACTTCCAGCGCATCCATACGACCATCATGCGAAACCAGCTCGATAACCTTGCGCTGGCGAACAATCAAGAAACGGTTGTCACGACCGACAGCCAAGGCAACCCGCAGGCGAATATCGATGATCTGCTGAATCGCCGGCCAGGTGGCATTTTGCGCGAAAAGGTGGCAGGCGCAATTCGCCCGTTTGCGGAGCAATGGCAAGGCATCCAGGCGATGCCGATGCTTGAACAGTTGCAGACGGAGAAAGAGAACCGCACCGGCTGGACGCGCTACTCCCAAGGGCTTGACGGCGATAGCCTGAACAAGACTAAGGGCGGCATGCAGATGATTATGAATGCCAGCCAAAAGCGTATGAAGCTGATGGCGCGCATCGCCGCCGAGTGCCTGGTTGCGCCGATGTTCAAGGGCATCTTCAAGACGCTCACCGACAACTGCATGGACAAGCTGAGCTACCGCCTCAACGGCAACTTCGTCAGCTACGACCCGCAGGAATGGCGCGATCAGTACGACATGACCATTAACGTCGGTATTGGGGCTGGTGACGAGCAGCAGCAAAGCCAGTTCCTGATGCAGATCGCACAGGCACAGGCGACGGTCGCCGGCTCGCCCTACGCGAAGAAGCTCATTTCCCCGAAACAGATCTACAACGTGCAGGCCCGCCTCGCTGAGAATGCTGGCTTCAAGAACCCGAACGAGTTCTGGCTTGATCCTGACAAGGTGCCGGATGGCCCTCCGCCTCCGCCTGATCCAAAAGTATTGCTAGAGCAAGCCAAGCTACAAGACAGTCAGCACAAAGCGCAGGCCGAAATGCAAATCGACGTGCAGAAGCAGAAAACGGAGTTGCAATTCAAGGCGCAGCAAGCGGAACTTGATCGCCAGAACGAAATTCAGCTTGAACAAATGCGCCTCGCATCTGCGGAGCGCATCAAAGCAATGGAATTAATGCATGCGCAGGCTAGCCAAGCCGCGCTGATCGACACGGGAGCATTGATTAATGGTTGATACCGACCTGCTGGCTGATGAGGCGCGCGGACACAATGCATTCTCATTGCTGCAAAACGAACTGCTGCAAGAGGCGCTGAAAGCCATCGAGCAGGATGTGATGGAACAGTGGATTGCCTGCCCAGCCCGCGACAAAGAGGGCAAAGAGGCGCTGTGGCAGCTCATCAAAACATCCCGCAAGTTTAAAGACATTCTGACCGGCTACATCGAGACCGGAAAGCTGGCAACAGAGAATATGAAGCGATTCGAGAAAGAAGGAATGCTTCGCCGCCTGATTGCCTGACCATATTCGCGAAAGCGATACACGCCGCCTAGAGCGGCTTTTTTTACGCCCTCATTTTCGAGGGCTTTTTTGTTTTTGGAGCGTGAATGGACACCAACCAAGATAGCGGAGTGTCGTCATTGGCAGAGATTGCCGATTTGATTGATGAACCCATTGAAGACCAGGAAGACGTTGTAGATCAACCCGACGAGCCGGAACTGTCATCCGACGATGACCAGCAAACCGACCCTGAAGGCGAAGACGACGGCGAAGAGGTCGAATATGAGGGCAAGGCTTACAAAGTTCCTAAAGAGCTGAAAGAAGCATTGCTGCGCCAATCGGATTACACGCAGAAAACACAAGCGGTCGCGGAGCAACGCAAGGCGTTTGAAGAGCGTGCACAGATGCTCGAAACGCGTGAACGCGTACTCAACGAAACGTTTGATAAAGCCGTTGCGGTCCGGGAAGTGCAATCGCGCCTGAAGCAGTTCGAGAACATCGACTGGCAGGCACTGGTGGACACCGACCCGGTAGAAGCAACGCGACTCAATATCGCCTATCAGCAACTACAGAGAGAAGCGCAGTCAAAAGGCGCGGAATTGCACCAAGCCCAGCTTCAGGCGCAACAACTGACCCAACAAATGGATCAGCAAACGTTGGCGCATGAAGAAAAGGAGCTTAAGGCACGACTCCCGAATTTTGGCAAGGCCGACTCTGACCGCATCATGAAAAACCTCGATGCGTACGGACTGACAGAGCAAGAAAAGCGGATGGCAATGCACAGCGCGAAGTTCGTGCACATCCTTCACGACGCAGCAATTGGCCGTGAATACCAGTCATCCGGCAAGACTAAAACACTTCAGAAGGTTGTGGAAGCGCCAAAGGTCATCAAGCCTCAGGCCGCACAACCGAAGCCAAGACAAAACCAAGCCGCCTTGGATCGCCTGAAACAGAACGGGCGCGTCGAGGATTTGGCGAAATTCCTTTAAGGAGTATCAAACATGGCACAGCCAAGCAATACCTTTGACAGCTACGATGCTGTCGGCAATCGCGAAGACCTGCAAGACAAGATCTATATGGTTTCGCCAGAAAAAACACCAATCGTCTCGGCCATCCGTCGTTTCACCGCTACCCAGCGTCTGCACGAATGGCAACGCGATACCCTGGCAGCGCCGAACAAGGACAACGCCCAAATCGAAGGCGATGATCGCACCGGTACGGCACTGACCGCAACGGGTCGTGTCGCAAACACCGTTCAATTGTTCGACAAGGTTGCCGTGGTATCCAGCACGCAGCAAAAGACCAAATCGGCAGGCCGATCCAACGAGATGAAATACCAAATCTCGAAGAAGATGGTCGAGCTGAAACGCGATCTGGAGGCGTCGATTCTGTCGAACAATGCAGCAGTCGCGGGTGACTCGACCACGGCGCGCAAATCGTCTGGCCTCGGCGCGATGCTTTACACCAACATCAGCTCTGGCACTGGCGGCTCGACTCCTTCGCATACTTCCGGCCTGGCTTCGACTGCGCCAACGGCAGGCACGAACCGCGCATTCGCTGAATCGCAGTTGAAGACTGTCATGCAGAGCATCTACACCAACTCCGGTGAGATGCCAACCATCATCAGCTTGACGCCTTCGCACAAGGCAGGCTTTAGCGCCTTTACCGGTATTGCTACCAACCGTAAGGAAGTAGCGAAAGGTAAACAGGCAGTCATCGTCGGGGGTGCTGACGTGTACATGTCTGACTTTGGCGAATTGGCCGTGGTGCCGAACTACGTGCAGGCAACCGCCAATGCAAACACCGCGTTCATTCTGAATCCGGAGCATGCAGGTATCGCATACCTGGGCGGTTTCAAATCGGACGAACTGGCAAAAACCGGTCACACCGAGAAAGAGCTGGTGTCGGTCGAGGCATGCCTGGTCGTCACGGCAGAAGCTGCGCACGGCAAGATCGCCGATCTGACCGCTTAATCGCAGTAGCAACCACTAGGAACCGCCGGGGAAACTCGGCGGTTTTTTTATGGGCAAATTCCAAGACTTTGACGCACAAACTGGCATCACGACCACGGTTCATCACATCGATGACGCTGACCGGATGGTGATCCAGAAGACCTACGACAGCAAGCCATTCCTCGACGTTGCAGCCGAGATGCGCGCGCAGACAGAGGGCCAGCGTTGGGGTGAGATGCGTCATGTTGGATTCATTCCAATGGCGGAACTAGCGACGATGATGCGGCAAGACGGAACGATCGATAACAAGCGTGCGATGGCTTGGCTCAGGGCTAACCCAGCGATGGCCACGTTTAGCAAGGCGCTGAAATGAACTATACGACCCTGCAAAGCACGATTGCGGACTGGCTGCACAGGACAGACCTGACGACCCAAATTCCGCTGTTTATCGAGCTGGCAGAGGAACGAATCAACCGCAATCTGCGGGTGCGTCAGATGGAGACAGTGCTGGCGGCAACGACGATCGTGGACAACCTGATTACGCCGGCTGATGACATTGTGGATGTCAAACTGCTCTGGCCGTCCGGCTTCCCGAATAGCGAAATCAAGCCGCAATCACTTTCCACTGTGTTGGCAAGCGACACGCTCGCTACTGCCACGCTGTACGCCTGGCAAGGGCAGGATCTACGATTCAACGGCTCCGGCGATGTGGAGGGCGTGCTGTATGCCCGTGTGCCGTCTATCGCGGACAACGACACTACGTGGCTCGGCGACAGCTATCCTAGCCTGTACCTGTACGGCGCATTGATGCAGGCAGCGATATTCACCCGAGACGACCCTGCGACATGGCAAGCCCTGTTCGACCAAACCGTAGCAGACATTAACGGCAACGACCAACGCCGGTTTGGCTCATTGGTGGCACGCGCACGATGACTCCGGTGATTGGATTCGCTCCGGACGCAGACCAAACGACGCCCGGCCTGTTCTCGGACTGCACAAACATGATTCCCGCCTTGATTGGTATGGAAGGTGGGCCATCTGCGATCACGGCAATGGATGTCCCTGCACTGGCTGATGTGTGCAAGGGTGCTGGCGTGATCTACAAGCTGGATTACACCAGGCGCACGTTTGCCGCGACGGTGGATGCGATCTACGAACTTGATTCTGGCGCATGGGTAGATCGCAGCGATACCGGCGGGTACGTCGGGGGCGCGGATACCCGTTGGTCGATCACGCAGTTTGGTGACGCCACGTTGATGGCAAACCGCGCCGATACGATTCAACGGTCGCTGACCGGGGCATTCGCTGCCATTGCGGGCGCGCCGAAGGCTGAAGTCGTGTTTTCAGTAGGGGCATTCGTCATGGCCTTGAATGTGTCGGACGGAACCGACAAGCCTGACGGCTGGCACTGCTGCGCCGCTTATGACGATACGGACTGGACAGAATCAATCACAACGCAGGCCGCATCCGGTCGCCTAGTGGCAACGCCGGGGCGCTTGACTGCCGGCGCACGCTTGGGCGATTACGCCGTGGCTTATAAGGATAAGTCGATCTACATAGGGCAATACGTTGGCGCACCGGTCATTTGGGACTGGCAGCATATTTCAGGAGGCGATGCCGGATGCGTTGGCAAGAACGCCATTTGCGACATAGGCGGAGCGCATTTCTTTGTAGGCGAAGATAACTTCTGGATATTTGACGGTGTTCGTCCGGCTCCACTTGGCGATGGCACTATTCGCAAGTGGTTCATTGATAACAGCAATCCACAATTTCTCTACAAGACGATCTGCACCTTCGACCGCGACCGCAATCTAGTCTGGATCTTCTACCCATCCACCTCTGCGAGCGAATGCGATAGCGCATTGGTTTATCACGTCCAATCAAAGCAATGGGGCAGGGCAGATCGCGAGATTCAGGCGGTTATGACGTTTGTAGAGCAGGGTCTGACGATGGATACGTGGGATACCGTCGCGCCGACTTACGACTCGCTTCCAGACATCTCGTTCGACTCGCCGTACTGGTCGTCTGCGAGCCGGTCTCTGTCTGTCTTTAATACATCTAACCGCCTGCAAAAACTCGTCGGCGTATCAGATTCTAGTGATTTCACGACAGGCGAGGTGGGCGATGACGATGCGCTGTCGCTCTTGCAGCAACTACGTCTCCGATACGCAGTAAAGCCAACGACTGCCTCCGCCCAAACGATGCACGCGATGAACAGCGGCGAAACGTACACCGCAGGTGTTTCCGGCACGATGAACGACGGGAAATTCGACTGTCTCCGGTCGTCACGGTGGCACAAGGCGACCTTTAGTTTTACTGGCGCAGTCCGTGTAACACACATGAACGCCAAGTTTAAACCGGCAGGCATGCGATGACTGTAAAGCTCAATACGACGCCACGGGTTAATGACCGCGATGTACTACGCGAGCTGAAAGAGCATGCGCAGACGGTGAACATGATCGCGGAAGGACGTATTGCAGGCAATTACAACGCGCAAACTGCTGCACCTACTACAGGAAAACATGCAAGAGGTGACGTTGTGCCGAATCTGGAGCCAACGGAACTTGGTACGGCCTCAAGCAAGTACGTCATTCGCGGCTGGCAATGCGTCGTCGGCGGCGAACCTGGTACGTGGGTTGAAATGCGCTATCTGACGGGGAATTGATGAAGCTGATTCCTGTTCCTGCCAACTTCATTGACAAGGCGTGGGCTGAAGGCGCGCATGCGCTGTCCGAAGCGTGCGATCAGTCAGGTGGCGAGATAACCGGCGACCAATTGAAGATGCTTTGCGCGCGTGGTGAGCGAATTTTGCTGCGCATGGACGACGAGACCGGGATTGTCGGCTGGGGAGTGATCCGGATCGACCAATTGCCGAATTTCCGCGTCCTGCATGCCTGCGAGATGGTTGCTCATGGCGCGCACTTTGAACGGTTCTTTGAAGAATTGAAGGCGATGGCGGCGGGACTTGGATGCTCGCGTGTTCGCTGCTCTGCGAAGCCAGTGCAGGCTCGGTTGTACAGAATGAAATGCGGCTTTGCGCCGGTCTATGAAACGCTAGAGGTGATTCTATGATTTTCAACAAATACAGCGGGTATTCCAGCGATGGCCGTCGCCTTTGTCACAAGGGTGGCGGCGGTGAAACATCGACCACATCGCAGCAGTTGCCTGCCGAACTAAAGCCGCTCGCCACGGCATACGCAAACAAGGCAATCAACCTAAGCAACCAAGGTTATACGCCCTACACAGGCGACCGCTACGCAGATTTGAACAACGTTCAGAACCAGGCGCTAGGTCAGACCATTGACCGTGCGGTGAACGGCTCACGAACGATGGACAACGCCGAGCAAGCGCTAAATCAGCAGATTCAAGGCGGCCAAGGCAATCCGTACCTCGATTCGATGGTGCAGCGTGCGCAGGATTCGGTGAAGTCCAACTTCAACACGTCTGCCATCAATTCCGGCTCCTTCGGCAATTCCGGCGTGCAGGAAGCCTACACCAAGCAATTGGGCGATGTCGCCTCGCAGATGTACGGCCAAGCCTACGACGGCGATCAAGCGCGCCAAATGCAGGCAATTGGCATGGCGCCGACCTTTGGTAATCAAGCCTACGCAGACGCAGACAAGCTCATGACAGCCGGCCAAGTGCTGCAGGATCAATCGCAGCAAGACAAGGACTTTGCCTATCAACAGTACCAAGAGAAACAGAACCTGCCATATCAGCAATTGGCTGCGATGTCTGGCGTCTTCGGCTCGAATCTCGGTAATAGCGCATCTACGAAAACGTCTGGCGGGGGTGGCAAATGAGCTGGCTCGGTGATGTCGGAAACTTCGAGTATTTCAACCTTGGCAAGATGGCTCAGCAAGTTGGCGACAATCCGGCGCGGCTCTTGTATGGCTCTGCGGATCCGTTCTCAACGGGTGTGTGGAACAAGGTACTAGGCACGAACGATAAACCGCTGGTCGATCAATACGGCGGTGCGGCGAAACAACGGTATCAGGAAGCAGAAGACGCGGGCATTAACACAGGCCCAGGCGCGACAATGCATGGCATTGCGCGAACGATCGCATCGTTCTACGCGGGCGGTGCGGCTGGTAACGCGGCTGGTGGTGGTAGTGCGGCGAGTGGCGCATCGGGCATGGGCGGAGGTACGGGCATAACTGCGGGCGGCTCCGGTATCGGATTGACCGGCAACACGGCTGGTTCTGCTTATGGCATGGGAGGCGGCACTGGTGTGACGTATGGTGCGGGAAGTGCTGGAGGCTCCAGCGGATTGCTGGCCGGTGGTACTTCAACCGCCTCACAAAGCCCCGGCGTACTAGCGCAGTTTAAAGAGGGCTACGGCAAGGTAAAGCCCATCATGGATGCGGCAAGCACTGGCATGAAAGTTTCTCAGCAGCTTCAGGGGCCGCAAACAGCACCCGTCCCGCCGCCGCAGATCGCACCACCAACTTCTAATCAATCCTTGCAAGGCATCTTGGCGCAATTGCAGGCGACGGACGCAGCACGCATGCAGGATTCGCAATTACGCCGGCAGCAACGCCGCAATCTGATCGGGGGCTAATAATGGACGGAATGAATGGATTGCTCGATTTCGCCAAGACGCCGGAGGGCCAAGGCTTGCTTGCGGCAGTAGCTGGAGGTTTGGCAGGAGCGCGTCGCGGTACTCCGGTGAACAATCTTGGGCGTGCTGGTCTTGCGGGCGTGGCTGGCTATGGCAACGCGCTACAGACGCAGGGCGTGCAGGAACTACGTGATTTGCAGATGAAGAAGGCTGCCGCTGACACCGCAGAGATGCAGCGTAAGCGCGATGCACAAGCGGCGTATCGCAATACCTTACCGGCCGATCAGCAGCAGCTATTCGATGTTGCGCCTGACAAGTTGATTGAGAATCTGCCGCAGTTCCAGAAGCCACAACTCGTGGAGGTGGCTGATCCGACCGACCCCCTGCGAACGCAGAAGATGTGGATGAAGCCTGGTGAGTCGCAAGGCACAATTGCCGGCTATGGCGCAATGCCAGAGATCCTCGATCCTCGTGTGCAGGCGGCAAAGCGGGCCATCGCAAAAGCTGGTGCGTCGAATGTAAACGTCAACACGAAGCAAGAGACAGAGGAATCTAAAGAAGTCGGAAAGGGCTTCGGCAAGCAATATCTTGACCTGCAATCGGCAGGCTTCGAGGCAAACAACAAGATTGCCCGCCTTGATCGACTGTCGAATCTGATGTCTGGCGTTCAAACCGGCAAGTTGGAGCCAAGCCGCATGCAGCTCGCCGCAGTAGCAGAGTCTCTTGGCATGAAGTTTGATCCTAATCTTGGAAGCAAGCAGGCCATTGAGGCCATCTCAAACGAAATGGCACTGCAAGCGCGTAATCCTGCTGGTGGCGCAGGTATGCCGGGTGCACTGTCAGATAAAGACCGCGAATTCTTGACGAACATCACACCTGGCATGTCGAAAACGCCGGAGGGCAATCGCATGATTATGCAAACGAGTCGCAAGCTCGCCCAGCGCGATAAGGATGTTGCCCGCATCGCTCGCGAATATCGCAAACGGAATGGCACGATTGACGAAGGCTTTTACGACGAATTGGGTAAATTCTCTGAAGCCAATCCGTTGTTCCCCAAGGCGCAAGAAAGTGCGCCGCCGGCAGGAAAGACGCTCGTGTATGACCCAGCAACGGGGACATTTCACTGATGGCGCAGCGCGTTGAAGTTCCGGGCGTCGGCACGCTGGAATTCCCCGATGGCATGCAGCAAGCAGATATTGCCTCCGCCATTCAGAAGAATTTCCCCGAAATCCACGCCAAGAAAGAAGCAGTGCCAAGCGCATTGTCTGACGTTCCTCGCCAGCTCGGTTTGACTGCGCGTTATGGTATCGAGGGCGTAGGCAATACTCTTGATGCCGTCGCCACGCCAATTCGTGCGGCAATGAACCTTATTCCTGGGGTAAACATCCAGCCGGGCGGAGGGAAGACCATTGCCGACGCTATAGGCCTTCCGCAGCCGAAGAACTCGACCGAACGAGTGGTGGGAGACATCTCTCGCCTGATGGCTGGTAGCGCGGTTCCTCTTGGGCTGGCATCCAAAGCGGCCAATGTCACGACTGGCAGCACGAAGGCGGTTGCGCAGGCGCTTGCGGCGAATCCCGCCCAGCAGATCGTTTCCGCCGGCGCTTCGGGCGGAGCTGGTGGAGCGGTCCGCGAAAAGGGCGGGAATGACGCTGCGCAGTTCGCTGCCGCGCTGGCTGCCGGGGTGGCAGCGCCCTATGCCATGAGCAAAGCAGCCCAGGCGGGAAGGGCAGCGCAAAACGCTATTTCGCGCAACGTGGCCCCCCAAAGGTCGATCGAGGCGGTAGATCGTGCCATTGAAAACAGCGGCATCAGGCTGGATGACCTTGCTCCGAACGTCCGCAACAGCCTACGCAACGATGTCCAAGCCGCATTGCGTACGGATGGGCTGCTCGCGCCAGATGCGATCCGCCGACTAGCTGACTACCGAACCACCGGAGCAACGCCGACGGCTGCGCGATTGACGCTCGACCCTGCCACTGTTACCCGTGAGCGGAACCTTGCTAAACAGGGCATCAATAGCACGGACAAAACGGCGCAGCAGCTTGGACAGGTGGAGAACGCGAATAATCAGCGTCTGATCGCGAACCTGAATGATCTCGGCGCAGCAACGGCGGATGACGCCTACGCCGGGGGCCAGAAGATCATGCAATCGCTGGCAAAGCGCGATGAGGCCGCGAAAGCCGCTATTGGTGCGCGATATGACGCAGCGAGAGCATCGAGCGGCCGTGCAGCGGCTCTCGACCCGGCAGCCTTTACGAATAAGGCCAACGACTTGCTAGACGATGCACTGTTAGGCGGCAAACTACCTGGGGACGTACGCGGCCTGTTGAACAAGACGGCCCAGGGCGAAATGCCATTGACGGTGGATGTTGCTGAACAGCTTAAAACGCGCATCGGTGGCTTGCAGCGTGCATCAAACGATGCGGCAGAGCGCAAAGCACTTGGTCTTGTGCGCCAAGCATTGGACGATACCCCATTGCTAGACGGACAAGGTGCAGAGGCCATTACTGCCTTTAATAAGGCGCGTCGGTTGAATCGGGCTTACATGGGCATCGTAGAGAGGACGCCCGCACTTCAGGCGGTGCGAGATGGTATCGAGCCGGATAAGTTCGTTCAAAACTACATCGTAGGCAACGGTTCCAAAACTAACGTATCGGATCTGTCAGCATTGAAGAGTGTTGTTCGGAATGATCCGCAAGCTTTGGATGCCGTCAAAGGACAGATCACAGCGCACCTCAAGAAGCAGGCGCTCAATGGCGCAGCAGACGAAGTGGGAAATATCAGCCAGTCTGCCTATAACAAGGCACTCGCCAATATCGGAGACCGCAAGTTATCGATGTTCTTCACGCCCGATGAAGTGGCGCAACTCAAAGCTATTGGTCGTGTTGCGAGCTACGAGCAGGTACAGCCGAGGGGTTCAGCGGTTAACAATTCGAACACCGCCGGAGCAATGATTTCGGGAATTCTGGATCGGATCGGTGGTAGCTCCTTATTGAGCAAAATTCCTATCGCGAATTCGGTATCGGATGCCGCCAGAAGCATTTCCACAGCACGAGGCGCACAGCACGCGCTAGATATTCCCGGCGCGCTTGCTATTCCGTCTTATTTGTCGCCAGCACCACAAAGAACGCTGTTGCTGTCTCCTGCGGTTCTCATGCAACCCAATGAGGACAAGCGGCAGGGATTACTTGCGCCGTGAATACAGCCAAGCATTAATGATGAAGGCCAGTAAGGCCCCCAACTGAATCGGATCGTAGTTCATACGCACCTCGAAGTAGTAACCAATTATACACACCCGCAAGGCCCGCCCTAGTAATAGGCGCGGGCCTTTTCATTTGCAGGAGCAAAAATGCCCGTACCAAGCTCAATCACGGATTTATCCACGACGCCGGCCAGCAATTCTCCTGCTGGTAGCGAAACGCCATCGTCAGTCGATGATTACCTGCGCACAGTCTTTGCCTTCATCAAGCAACTTGCAGAAGGCTCGAATACATGGTGCGGCACTGCCGGCGGCACCGCTAATGCACTGACGTTGACGCCATCGCCGGCAATTACCGCCTACGCTGCCGGTCAGACGTTTGCGTTTAAAGCCGCAAGCACGAACACCGGAGCAGTGACTGTCGCAGTTTCCGGTCTGACCGCTATTGCAATTCAAGTCGGCGGCGCTGCATGCGTCGGTGGCGAAATCGTCGCGAATCAATGGTACGAGCTTGTTTTGTCGTCGGCATCAGTTGCGCAATTGCGGACTTCGCTCATGCCGAACCTGACTACAGCGCTTAATTCGAAACGCGCCACAGTAGCAGCCACCGCGACTGCTACGCCGCTCTGGATTCCAAGCAACGGCAATGTCCAAGACTGGACAGGCACGCCGACCATTACGGACTTCCCTGCGGCACCGCAAGCCGGCGCGCAGCGAGAAGTCTATCCGGCGGCGGGAACAATCATTACGAATGCCGGCAATATCGCTGTGCAGGGTAGTGCGAATGCCGCGGCCGCAGCGGGCGATAAATGGATCATCACCGCCGTTACTACGACGACTTTTGCAGTGGAGATTGTTCGCAAGGATGGGCTGTCGGTTGTGTCTGCGCCGCCACGTTCGTATCTGTCAGGCCTAACGATGAGTACTGCTGGCTCATCCGCAACCATGTCCATTGCCGCAGGGCAGGCGGCAGACAGCACAAACGCTGTGCTGATGAGTCTAGCCGCGTCGATCAGCAAGACAACCTCATCGTGGGCTGTTGGTAGTGGAAATGGCGGTCTTGATACCGGCACGATTGCGAATAGCACCTGGTATCACTTTTACGCGATTCGACGCCCGGATACCGGCGTAGTCGATGTTTGCTTCTCCACCTCGGCGAGTTCTCCGACACTCCCGATGAATTACACGCAATACCGCCGCATCGGCTCTGGAAAGACAAACGGTTCGGCACAATGGACGAAGTTTATTCAAGACGGCGATTCGTTCCAATGGGATGTCCCTGTATTGGATGTGGATGTCGCCGGCCCTGGCTCAACTGCTGTTACCCGCACGCTTAGCGTGCCGACAGGTGTGAACGTCGTGGCGCGTTTCAACTACGGCGCTTACGAGCCATCGAACGCCAATCAGATCATCCCTTACTTCAGCGACTTGGCTGTATCAGACCAAGCGCCAAGTTCTACTGCTGCCCCCTTGGGTAGCTCCGTTTCGGCTGCGAGCAACGCAAACGGCGGCATCAACTACCGCGAAGTTCGTACCAATACATCAGCTCAAATTCGTTCGCGGCTTACCGGCATCCCATCCGTAAGCGGAACTGCTGTTTTGAGAATTGCCACTCTTGGCTGGATTGATACCCGTGGAAAGGACGCGTAATGCTAGGCCCTAAATACATGTGCTTTGATGAAGTTTCGGACATTCCTGTAACCACAGGCGGCGTTGCATTGCCGACCGGATCGGCATTCATGGTGCCGGGGACATACATCGTCAATGGCGTGAGCTACGACTGCACGCGGCAAGGGCTGTATCGCTGGTTTAACACGGCAGGCAGTTTCATCAACCGTGTCGTCTATGCCGCTGGCGCATCTCTCGATGTATACGCCGTCATTAGCGGCATTAGTTGGAACCATGTCCATGGCACTCAAACTGAAGGCGATTACCAGGTCATGGCGAACGCAGGCCGTACGCGTAAATGGTCGGCACGCTGTGGATTTATCGCTGGCATGGTCGCTTGGCTCATGCCGCAACTGGGCGTGCAGGCGCGCGTGTTGAATGTCAAGACATTGCAAGCGACAAATGGTTACGACGACGGACATCTTATCGTCGAAACCAAGCATGGCGCCGATTGGCGCATGTGGGACATGACCGGCGGTTGTTATTTCAAGGACGCGACCGGCAAGCATCTTTCCTGCGCCGACTTTATGGCCGCAATTGCGAACAACGGCGCATTTCCTGAGCTGGTCAAGCTCGACTATGACAACAAATACACGAATGACTGCGCCGGTTCTCTCGACCTGGGCCTGTATTGGGAGCGCACGCTCAATACCCCAGCGGACGCCGAAGCATGGTATCGCCGCATCTTCCAGGCGTTTGTCTGACCCCATTTGTTTAACTGAACCAAGGAATCGTGATGCCCGAGAACGTAGACAAGGAAGTGTGGAAAGAGGCCATCAAGGAGGCAATTAGTGAATGGCTCGAAGCCAAGTTTGCGCAGCTCGGCAAATGGACGTTTGGCGGATTGATGGCGGCTGCCTTTGCAGGGGCGGTTTATCTCGCGCTGAAAGGACAGGGGTGGAGCAAATGATTACTGCGTTACTTTCATTCTTGGGCGGAAATGCCTTCCGCATGCTGTTCGGTGAAATCATGTCCTTCTTCAATAAGAAGATCGATCACGAACAAGAAATGTCCCGGATGGAGCTGCAAGGCAGACTGGACGCCGAGCAGCAAGCGCGCAATTTAGAAGCGATCAAGACTCAGGCAGGGCTTGGCGTGCAGACGATCCGAGTGCAGGGGGAGGTCGATCTCGATAAGTTAGCGGCAGAGGGATTCAATACGGCTGTCGAATTGACCGGACGCATAACCGGCGTCAAATGGGTGGACGCATGGAATGCGAGCATCCGCCCGGCATTGGCCACAGTCTGCATCTTTCTCATCGTCCGCTATGTCGCCGCACTTGATTGGAAGATTGACGATCAGGTATGGGCAATCATTGGCGCTGCACTCGGCATCTTCGTCGCTGATCGCCAACTGCTGAAGCGCGGCAAATGACGAGAGCCGACTTCGAGCAATTAGCAATCGAGGTTGCCGCATCTCTCGCGCGCCGTTTCGAGGGGTTAATCCTTCATCCGTACCTTTGCGCTGCCGGCGTCCCCTCCATTGGATACGGGGCAACGTACTACGAGGACGGCCGCGCTGTAACTCTTAATGATGCTGCGATCACCAAGGAGCGCGCAGAGGCGCTGCTTCACTGGATGGTCTGCAACGTATATCTGCCAGCGGTCTTAAAGCTGTGTCCGCATGTCGAAACGCCGGAACGCCTCGCCGCTCTGATCGACTTCGCTTTCAACCTTGGTACGGGCCGCCTGCGGCAATCGACCTTACGCCGGCGCGTGAACGAGGGCGATTGGGAGTCTGCAAAGGTCGAAATAATGAAGTGGATTCGCGGCGGTGGCCGTGTTCTGCGGGGCCTAGTGCTGCGCAGGACGGCGGAACGAAATTTGTTTTAGTGAGGGCGTACATGGTCAAGAAAGCAAAGCCGACGATTGCGGAGGCTTGTCAGACCTGCCGCTTCGTGCTCATGGAAAGTAGAGCGGACGCTGGTTTCTGTCGACGTTACCCACCTATGCCTCTGGCTGGCGAATCCGAGTTTGATTGCACGTATCCAGTTGTCAGCCCTGACGACTGGTGCGGCGAATACAAGGGGCCAGAACAATGAAAATCCTGTTCATCCCCGACTCTCAATGTAAGCCCGGCAACGACTTTGCCTTTCTCCGCGCTATCGGCAAGTACATCGTAGCCAAGAAGCCCGATGTCATTGTTCACGCCGGAGACTTTGCAGATATGCCATCGCTGTCTTCATACGACAAGGGCAAAAAGTCATTCGAGGGCAGGCGGTACAAGGCCGACATCCAGGCCGCGCATGAAGGCATGGCTGCTCTGCTCGGCCCCATGAAGGAATACAACGCGCAGCGGGAGCGGAACCGAAAGAAGCAGTACAAGCCGCGCATGGTGCTGACGCTCGGGAACCACGAAGAACGCATCCTGCGGGCGATCAATAATGAGCCGATGCTTGATGGAACGATTGGTATCGAGGATCTGCAATACGAAAAGGACTGGGAGGTAATTCCATACCTCGAAGTAATAGTCATTGAAGGTATTGCGTTCTCGCACTTCTTCATCACAGGCACCAAAGGACAAGCGGCAAGTACCGCTCAGGCGCAGCTCAATAAGAAGCATATGTCTTGCATCGCAGGACATCAGCAAGGGCGGCAATGTGCTACTGCCTATCGGGCAGATGGGAAGCAAATCACTTCCATCATCGCAGGATCATGCTACGACGAGCCGCAGGATTACTTAGGGCCGCAGGGGAATAAACACTGGCATGGCGTGTTGATGCTGCATAACGTCAGCGACGGGGAATTCGATGAGTGCTGGGTGCCGTTGCACTACCTCAAGGACAAGTACGTGGATCAATGACGATTAGTGCTGATCTGGATAAAACGTGCGCATGAACTCGTCTCGCGGCATCGGCTTATAGATATTGGAATAGCTTTCCACCCGGTCACGTTCTGGAATGTCGGGGAAATAAAAATATCCCTCGCTCTCTATTAGGCCAACGTCATCTATGCGAGCGATCCACCCCTTGAGGCTGCTGTTAATAGCTTCTGAGTAGAACGTGGTGTCTTCCTTTCCTCGATCTACCGTCAGCACAGGGGCGTTAGATATTGGTTTCATATCATAGTCGCCTTGCGCCCGAATGAATTCTATAAATGACAGTGGGTGTCCCTTGTAAAAGTAGATATTGTTATCGAAGTCGTACAACACCCATTTGCCATCTACATTTACTTCCAACATGGTGTGGCCGTTGTCGTAGCCGTTCAACTTTTCGAGCGTTACGGTAGAGACGATGCGCGACTCGATGCCAACATCTTTCAGAATCTCTTTAAACAGCTTCGAAGTCGTTCCGCAGGTAATCACTAGCTTGTGAGTTTTTGCTCGCGACAGGAGCTGTTCCAGAAACAGGTCGTCGTTGATGTCCCCATGCGACTTTATCCACGTCAGTGATTCCAGAAGCAGCTTTTTATCGTGCTGGTAAACAATGCGCTGCTCACCGCTATGACCGGGGCGGAACAGGCGGAATAGCCCTTCTTTGAGATGGTACGTCTGCCCATCAATGGAATAAGTACCTGGCTTAATGACCAATACGTTCGGCAGAGGTCTCGCCTTGCGATCTAGCGGTTCAAGGCGTTGCGACACATTGTCGACAAGGGCGAATGCAACCGGAAGGTCGTTGGGATGTAGTGCAGCACCTTTGTCGCCTTTCCCGCAACCAGCTAATAGCAGGGCGATGACCAATAACGCTTTGTAGTTATGCATTGTTGCGCTGAGTGATTGAAGCCGGCTGTGATTTTGCCGGATTTTAGCGTCGAGTGGGGCGGTTGTGACCAATTACACAAAAGGAATGCGTGGTATGCAAGAAAAAATGGTGGATTGCCACACCTACCTCATCTTCCGTCATGCGGCCGTAGGATGGTCCACCGTCCAGGCGGTATGCGATTGCGGAAAGAAGACGGGCGAGATGGTCTATTGCCTGTTGATAGACGCCAAGCCTTCAGCAGAGGCCGCAGAAACGGTACTGAAGATGCTTCACTCAGAGACGGCTAAAGGCTCCACCATTGCCGGTGATTGATTCCCGGACTTATTGACATCTCGTGTCACCTTGTACCACTCGAAAGCATCAGGAGGCAGGGCAGACGCGCGGACTAGCTCCAGCATCTGTTCTGCTGACCACGACAGATCGATCCATATCTTGGCGTCTTCTGCTGTGAGTACGATCGGCCTGCGGTCGTGGACATCGAGCATGCCGCCCGCTGATTCGGTCGTCACAAGCGCCATGCCGCCATGAGGCTGCTCGCCCTCGGCGCTCGGTCTGTACCCCGTCAGCGCCGCAATGTAGATCGAGCCGCCGGACTTGTGTTTGATGAACCATGGCTGTTTGTCTCCCTTTTCGCCAGTCCACTCATACCATCCATCCGCTGGAACAATAGCCCGGCCCGTCTTCCACAATCCCGCCCAATACCCCGTCTTCGCCTTCTCAATCGTGGCGTTCACCGCTGGAGGGATCTTCTTCTCCTTTGCCCATTTGGTGTGATAGCCCCAACGGATCGCATCGGCCCTTATGGCGTCTCCTAAGCTGTGAATTGCCATGACATTCGTTCCCGGCGATACGTTGAACCGGCGCGGTGGCCCCACCTTATCCTCGATCTCAATAGGCGGCAGGCCGAGCCCCTTGTAGTAGTCAATGATGTCTTGGTGCTGTGAAATTCGACCACACATAAATCCCCCGTTTTCGATGGGACTTTAACGGATCGGGCGAGTTCGCCTATACTGTACATCCATACAGTATAGGTGCAGCATGTATTGTCGAGTTACAGAGCTATGGGAAAACGGTATGTTGGTGCCGAATTACCGGATTGGGCGCACGCAAAAGCAGTGGCACGAGGGAACCTTTAGGCTGGAACCGTGCAACCACGAAGTATTCCACCGGACGATGAGAAGAGCGCAACTTACGCTCCCAATCGAGGCCGGCGGCATGGGCGAGCCAATTCTGCCGTATGTATGGGATGCATCCATTGTCATCATGGATCGCGACTGGATGCGCGTTTCCGGCTTTTATTTTGACGACCATTCCAAAATTTCCGTTGCCCAAACATGGCACGTCGTTATCCTGGCGCGAGATTATCCGGAATGGGTGTCGATCGATCTGGCTGAAAAGGCCAAGGAATACGACAAGGAGATGGCGAGAAAGGCGGCGGAGAAGAAGTAATAGGACGCATGGGATTCCCCAAAATTCACCCACAAAAGCCTACAGGCCGCGCCAGTGCTAGCATGATGTTTCCGGTTCCGGGCACCACTCCCGATTCACGCAATTCTTCGTCGCACGGCACGCTGTTCAT